GCTCATGTTGATCGTGTCCCAATACCCCAGATCCAGCGCATGGGACACCTTCTCGATCCGATCCCCACCGGCCCACATATAAATGCCATCGTCCTGCGGGAACAGTTGCGCGTTGCCGGGTATCGTCACCACCGCACGCCCCGAGATAGACCCACCCGTCTGCGGGTTGCGCGGGTCGGAACTGGTCCGCTGCTGCACCTGATACGGCACCACCGCATTGCCCGTAGGTATGGCGATGCTGATAAAATCGTCGGTATGGAAAGCCAAGACGTTCTGGTTTGCTTGCAGGGCGCCAATGGGAGATCCCAAGTTGTTGAAGTCCAGCACATCCCAGGTCTCTATATCGCCAATATTGCTATACCAGTAGCGGTCGTAGTTGGTGTCAACGTTGCCCATCCATAGGCGGTTATCGAAGAAGGCTACATGCTCAGCGGTAGTAAAGCGAGAGTCCACACTCAACGCCGTCGCATCGCCGGTCCCTGACCACTTAAACGGGGCATCAACCCCATTGGTAAAGACCACATTGTCATAAGCGACCACCCACTCAAAGGTATTATCGTCGCCAGCGGTGATCGTTACTGCACCGGTGCGGTCTACCCATCCACTGCTATACTCGTAGAATACCGCCCCAGCAATAGCAAAGACCTTCTTAGACCCGCCCGGTATCTGAAACTCTCCCGCAGCGGTAAAGGTCGGCGTGCCGGCAATAGCCGAAAGCGACTGATACGAGGCCGTGCCCAAGGCTTTCTCTATCGCCGCCGCCGCCGTCAAGCGCGCGTTCTCCATCTGACGCAAGCCATTCGGAGCAATGTCCTCGGGAGGTAGGTCGTAGCGCACCCCCTGCGGCCAAGGGCCATATTTGATGGTCTCGGCTTGTATGGCCATTAGTTACTCCACGTAAAGACGATGCCCGTGCCATCGGTCCGCACTAATGTGCGATCCTCCGGTTCGCTCCGGTATCGCCTATTGCCCTGCATAGCGAGGTTCTGCTTCTTCATCACGCTAATCTGCGCGTTAAAGTTCTCCGTCTCTTGTGCCGCCAGATCGCCGTCGCCCTTCTCTTGTGCGTATAACCTTGAAGCCCAATAGACCAATGCCTGCTCGGCTACCTGTGGGTATCCTAAGACCAAGAGCGAGGTCGCGTCGTTGGCGTTGGTCCACTCAGTCGCCGCGATGCGGTAGCGCACCCGTATAGTAGAGTTGGTGGCCGAGGGCTTGGGGTAGACCTCAATCGTGGGATACCCAGTATCGTCATCCATGCCGCCGACAAAGGCTTGTCGTATATCGCCCGTCTCGTCCCGATCCAAGTCCGATAGGTCCAGCGTGTCCGGCCCCACGATCTCTATGGGGTTCTCGTTGGTCTCGTCGGCAAAGGACCACCAAGAGGTGATATTGCTGGATACAGGCGAATAGATCCGCGTTATGGTCGTGCTATCGTATTGCGCCGTCGCACTGCTCGTGCCACCCGTGATCGTCTCGCCTACCGTAAAGTCCGCAGACGGGGTGTAAATATAGAGCTTTGCGTTGGTCGCATCGTAGCTGTCTACGATAGCCGTTGACGCCGAAGTGCCGCCCGTGATCGTCTCGCCTGCGGTAAACGTGCCGGCCACCGACGAGATGCCAAAGGTATTCGTAGTCTTAAAGGTCGTGGTCTGGTCCAACCACCACCACCGCGCCGCATTGTGGAGCACGGGTTGGGCATGGTTCATATACTGCCGCGCCCGATTGACAAAGCTCGACTCGGAAGAGTCTAAGCCTACGCGGTCTAAGACCAAGGTCAGCGCCTGAGTCAACGTGCTCATAAGTGGCCCTTAGATAAGGTTTGCCCAAGCGCCATTTTCATAGCCCTGGAACTTGTTGTCAGTACTATTGTAAATGATCCAGCCGTTCTCTGCGGTGAGTGCATCCCGCTCGGTCGTGGTCATCGATCCCACCTTGAGCACCTGCCCAATCTCCATCACGTCGAATTGGGCATAGGTGCCAAAGGTAGTAGCGGCTTTCTGCTGCCCTGCCGCGACGGGATCTTGCCGAAACTCAGACATTAGCTGTCATCTGGTGCGCCGCCAGCCATCTCTACGCCGGCACCAAAGGCACCCGCCGCGATGTCGTGCCGCACATTGGATGCCATATGGCCCCCTTTGCGTCGGACGTCCAAGAAGTGCTTATACTCTTCCGTCAGCACCTTGCGGCCCTTGTGGTCGAGCTTGGCCCTGCTCGCGTCGTTGGTCGGCTGGCCGGACTCATGGTCAAAATACATATTGCCCCACGATCCCATCAGTTGCATAAAGCTCGGCCCCATGTTGACCTCTTGGCCACCGGGCACATCCAGCGCGCGTTCTCGGGTGTAATGGCGCACATAGTCATACGGATCTGCGTTGCCCGCCTGCCCCGCTTGGAGGCGTAAAAGGTCGCGGATCTCGTTGTCTTTGGTAAACTCTGCGAATATCTCGCGTGCGGCCTCGGGGTTGTTCTCCATCTCGGCCTTGAGCGCTTCCAGCATCCCACTGCCTATAGCGGGCGCTTCGGGTGCTTTCGGCACTTCGGGCGCTGTAACGAGCGGCGTCAGCTCATCCTCGTCCTCGTCTAAGCCCGGCAACTCCTTCGCGCGCGCATTGGCCTCTTGGATCAAGCGCATCGCCTCGGGGTCTGCCTCGCCCTTCTTCGCGTTGATGGGCTGCCCCATCGCATCAAATTCTTCGTTTGTTTGCTTCTTACTCATGGTATCCTATCCCTCTTTCTTGGACAACACGGTCAGACCGTGACATCCCTTAGTGTGACTTTCCAGCTCCCACTCTGGGTGGGCTACGCGAAACTCGTATTGTGCGTCTCGTAGACCCTTACTGCCATCAGGTCCATACGCATACGTCTCCGTGTCGTGTAATACGATATACCTACTCACCTGCTTGTGATGCCGCTCTAACTCATCCGTAAGTTGCTGATAAGTATGCTCGGTGTCAATGAAAAGCAGGTCGCATGGTTCAATCTCTATCGCTCGACTATCTCCTATGGCGTGAGACCAATCTACACCCATCGTCTCGGCATACGCGGCCACCCAGGGTTCCATGCCGTAGGCTTGGATGTCCCAAGAGGCGAGCGAGGTTGGCTTGCCGGCTATCATAGCAATAGATGACATGCCATAGCGCACGCCCAACTCACAGCACCTATCGACCTTGGCCGATAACTCACGGAGCGTGTGCATGTGCGAGATCATGTCGTGCGGCACCCTCGTAAAAAGGTTCCAGAAAGCGGTTGCCATCATCTCGGGCACGGTGGTAGTCTCACTCATAGTGCCACCTCCGATCGATCGACCACCTCGGGCTTGTCGCCTAAGAGCTTCTTGTAGGCGTGCTCTACCCGCTGTTTCATCCACCGATTCTCCGGGGTGACATCGCCATGCGGCATGTGCCAACCAAAGTGTACAAACCGATCAATGCCCACCTCGTCGCAGGCTTGGCAGAAATGCGAGTCCGTCGGCACCTCGTCCCAACTGCCAAACGGGTCACGCGGCAATCGATCAAACACCTCGGTCTTGACCAAAGTAAAAGCCCATGAGATCAGATCGGTTTCCTGCACCATCGCTTGGTCCGTCTCGTGATCGACTTGTCTGGATCAATTCGGCGCATGTTCAGCGCATGGAAAGGATACTTACGCGAAAAGGTTTGGAAGCCTATCACGTCCTTATCCTCAGCCAACAGCACCTCCAACCCATCCAGCGGGAATCGCCAGTGATCGTCCTCAGTAAAGAGGATATGAGAAGCCTTCCGCTCTTGCGCCATCGTAACTACTGCCTGCTGTTTCTTATGCAATGGCCCGCGCTGCGCCCACTGACTACGGCACAAGCTCAGGTTGTGCAAATCCTTGTTGTGTGCGTACCACTCTATGAAGTCGCACATAAAATTTGGGTGCGGGTCATAGAGTGGTACACTCACGATTATCCCCCTATCCATACTATACCTACGGGATCAACTTGAGGAATACGCCTACGTGTGCGGTATCCGTGCCCGCATACAAGAAGTCTCCCACATACGGCGTGTCCCAATCGCCTGCGTTGAGCGTCGTGTTAGACGCCACGCCAGCAAAGGGACCAACCGCACCACTGGTGCCGTCATCCAAGAACGCCGGGTTGCCGATTGTCGGTGCCGTGGTCGTAGGCACCTCGCACAAGACCGAGCACGGCCCCCACGTCTGTATCCAGCCATAGTAGCCCGCCGTCATCGTGCGGACCGCTGCGCCAGAGACGATGGAGTCGCCGTTGGCCGTGGCAATCGATAGGTTTTTGTAGAGCGAGCCAATAACCGCGACATCGGAGTCCGTGGTCAGGGCCGCAACCAACCCGTCGAAAAGATCCAAGACCATGACGCCGGCGGCCGTGCCTGCGTCGTTGCCTTGGATGCGATAGGTATAGCCCTCGCCGGCATCGTCCTCAACCATCAAGTAGCCGCCTTGATACACATCGGCGACATCGGCGGTCGTGAACGTGTCCGTGTCCGTGAGCGTTACCTGCTTGGCCGCGATGGCAGCGGCGGTCGCCTTGCCGTCAATCGGTCCAAACGAAGAGACACTGACGTCCTGCGACACCAAGACGCCTCGGTTGACTGCGGCGACAAAGTGAGCATAGCGAAAGACGCGCCCGTCCTCGAGTTCCAGCTTGGAACCCAAGGCACCCTGCTGCGTGGCGCTCTGTTCGTACAAGCCCTGCGTCACACCCGTGATGCGACTCTGGACCTGCTGGTTATTTGGTGCGTAATCTACCATCTCGAAAAATCCTTTCTACCTCTATGGGCAGAGTTAAGGGCCGCATTGGCTTGCCGCCCGAAAGGTACTATATACCCGTGATCGCGGTAGCAACACCACCACGGCGACGGTTGTTAGTGGTGAGCTGCACACCGGCCACAACGTACCCAATCTGGCCCAACTGGCCACTGGACTGCGTCGACTCAAAGCCCGTAAAACGGAAGTTGGCCCGGCGCATCACGCGCAACTTGAGGCTGCGGTCGTCGAAGAAATAAGCGTGCAAAGCGGCGATGTCCTCGTCGGGCACCATGCGTGCGCCCATGTAACCGGGGAACTCTTCACCCTTCAAGCCCTTGATGTCCGTGCCACGCAACTCGACATAGCCCTGGCTCGCCAAAGAGACGCGATAGGCGCCGGCGATAGAGTAGGTCGTAGCAATCGTGGAGACGCGGCCACCCTGCTTGCGGACTTTATCCATGACGCTGTTGAAGCGCGTGATACCGTCGAAGAGGTTGGTTACGGTGGAGGTGGTAAACGTGGTAGCGGTCGTGTCGCGCTGCGATTCCCAGAAGGTGCTCGCGCCCGAGTCAATCCCACCTACGGTGGCGCCTGTGGCATCGGCCATGATGTTCTGGTAGCCCAGCATCGTTTTGCCAGCCTGTGCGCCGCCGATGTCCTCGTTGATGGCTTTGAGGATAGAGTCCATAGCCGTGTCGCGCATACCCTGCAACAGGTCAAAGACTTCCTCTTCGCCCGAGTTTTCCCACTCGGTCGTATCGTCTAATGCAGCCGCAGCGGCATAGTAACGGCGATTGTAAAATGCGGCCTCGTAGGGATCGGCCGGCGTCTTGTTTAAGCTATCCCAACCGCTAAACGCTTCGGCGGTCTGCCCCGAGCTTTGCAGGTTGCACTTGATGCGCTTCCCGCCGCCGTCGACCATCTGCAAACCGCGCGTGCGGTGGTGGTCAACGAGGTTGTACGGCT